TCATAATAAATCTTATGGAATATCTCATAAGGATTTGGTATAAACTCAAGTTCTCTGGTTTCAGTATCAAATATGTGAAACCCTCTTGGATCTTTGTAGTCTGACCATGTTATTTGATATGGATTGCCAAGATAATATACAGTACCATTATCAGACTTGTGGTGAAAGTGACCACTAAATGCATACTCAAACTTTTCAAATACCTTGGGTGACAATCCTTCATGATTGATAGCACCGAGATGCATCTCAAACCCTTGTACCTCAAGATGGCCAAACAGAATTTGTGCATCCGTCTTGGCAATTGCATCCAAAGACTGTTGTTTGTTCTCTGGACAAATCCAAGGTTGAAAAAATACCTTTGTACCATCAAAGACCACTTCAGTAGGGTCATGATAAATTCTCACCATGCCACCGCCGTCACCTTCATCACCATTCATCATCATCCTGAGACAATCCATACTATTCACTTGATTAGTATTTTTGAAAAAGGTATCATGATTGCCGATTATTGCATGGAGACTGATATACCTGTCCCAGCATGTATCAAAAAATATTTGTCTCATTTGATACAGAGTCTTATAGTTGATGAATTTTCTTCTATCAACTATGTCGCCCATGTGCACGACTGTTCTAATATCTCTTTCCATTAAAGTAGGAAAGAATATATCCTCATAGAATCTTCTAAAATATTCTGCAAATGCCTGACTATCGTTTCTGGCACCCCAATGTGTGTCTGTGATGATTGCTAGTTTCATACACCCATGAATAGTTCAAGTGAAGTTGCTGGTTTCTTAGTAACTTTCTTTTTCTTTTTGGCATCCTCAAAGTTAGAAATAAAATCGTACATATTTGCCTTCTGATCTGCATTCATTGTTTCAAAAACATAGTTCTGTTCTTGGTCATAAGTTGAAGTATCAATATTATCATTAAGTGTAGATTGACTGTCCATAGTTTTATATTTGATGTAAAGCTGTTTCTTTTCTTTTTGTATTCTTCTTACGAAAGCATAGTATATGATCTGTGTAAAATATGCAAATGGATTTTTTGATTTTTCAGGATTGAAGTTACTCATGTATTGGACACAATTTTCTATACCATCAGAAATCATGTCATCTCTAAAAGCGTAGTTTATAAAGTTAGGTCTATAAGATAGTCTGTTTGCAATTTTCATGAAACACTCTCCTATGTATTCTGGACACATAGGGTCATCTAAACCTTTGTCTTTTGCTTCTTTTCTTTCTTGTTGATATTTTGTCATCTCTTCAAGAAATCTTTGATTATCTACATAATGTGCTGCCATAGTTCCCTTTCCGATACTTAAAAGACTGTAATCATTATATCATGTAGACTATCAAATGTCAAATACTTGACAAACACTTGACATAGTGTTATAATTGTAGTGTCAACGAAAACGAGTTAGATTAGGTCTTGAGTTGTATGTGGTATGTGCTCAGACTAAATTGTTCTTCCTTATACACCTTCACTCTTTCCTCAAAATGCTCCAGAGTATAGTTTTTCTTTTCTTTATGCGATAAATCATCCGCGATATCATATAAAGTAGCAATTTCTTTTTTATCCGACAATCTTAATCCCCTACCTATTGATTGTAGATTTCTTATACGAGACTTAGAAGGACTAGCGAAAATGATGTTGTGAAGATTCCTAATATTGACGCCAACACTAAATACACCATAACTGGCCACGATAATTGCATCTGATTCTGATTCAACGATGTGCCGAATCTGTTCTCTAGTATCTGAGTCTGTTCCTCCATAGACGAAAAATATTTTTCTTCCATCGGTATTCTCCTTTATCATGTCGTAAAGTATTCTTCCATGTTTCTCTACAAAACGAAATAGAAGCAAAGAGTTCTTTTCCAAACCAGTTACCAAATTCATTATATAGTTATTTCTGGCCTCAGAGGAAATCAAGTATTCAAGTTCTTCTTGATAGCTGATATTCTTGAGATCAAAACAAATTGAATCTGGATGTTTCAATACAAGAGCATTGATTTTAAAAGCAGAAAGGTGCTTCTTTTCAATCAAATCTTTTGTAGTTGTGACTTTATGAACCTTGCCAAAAAGTCCCTCTAATACGAGTTTATGAGTTTGAGTACCATCAAGTGTTCCAGTAGTTCCTATTCTATATTTGGCATTTACACACTTGGTCATTATTGATGTGAGAGATTTGGATTTGAAACCATGAGCTTCATCCCCAATCACAAGTTCATATTGTTCAAAGTATTTTTGAGGCATTTTATATACTGACTGCCAAGTAGATATGATTACTGGAAGTTCTGATACCTTATCCCTTCCTGCAAATATTGTATGACAATTATTAGCCACATCCCAACCATATTCTCTGAAGTCATTATACATTTGTGAAACCAGAGAGGTAGTTGGAACAAGAATGAGAGTTTTCCTTTTCAAATACCTTACTAATATGTATATGATGAGAGATTTACCAGATGCTGTTGGTGACAGTAGTAGTGACCTGTGATTTGACAGAGCATGACTGGCAGCATCTATTTGATATTGTCTTGGTTTTACTGGTAACTTTAATGTACGAATATAATCATCGTTCAGTTCAACAAGATCATTTTTGAAGTCGTGTTTGAACTTGGTTTTGTAATCTCGTAGAAATAAAAATTTGCATAGATGTGGAAGTAATCCATAATACAGTTGACGATTCATGACGTTAAACAAGCGTATCTTACCATCCCATATTCTCTTACGGAATGCAGGAATGAAAGTATGACCTGGCACCAAAAAAGTAAAATGATCTGAAATCTCTTGTGCAATAGACATCTCAGAATCAACTCTAATGTATACTTCGTTTATCTTGTCTATAAAAACTTCATGAGATTCCATCTTTAAACTTTATCCAATCTATGGCACTCTTTATCTGAAATCCACGATTGTTGATCATTCTAATTACTGAATCAATATAGTTGATCTTCTCTTCCATGAGTGCTATTGTTTCCTTGAGTTTGATAATGTCATCGTCAGATTCTACATAAGAATTGACTTCAGGTTTTAAGACTTTTACGAGAAAAGGTTGCCACTCAAGTCTGTCAAGTTCTTCTTGCGACATACGTCCAGAATAGTAATCTAACTTCATTTTAGAAATTTTTGCCAGATTTAGTTTCAGTTTCCTGAGTTTGATTTTCTCGTCTACATAAATTTTTAGATACTTGTCATGAATTTGTGGGATACGAATTGACTCGGTTGCCAGGTCAGATATATCAATTTCACGATCTCTATTCCATAACTCTTGAATTTCTTCAAGTTTCAAATCACCTCCTATGCATTACGATTTACTGGAGCTCCTTCAAATGATTTGTCGTTCTTGAGTAGGTTTTCAACTTGATACAAATCATAACGAAAAGAAACATCTGCAGTTATATATTCTACATCTGTATTTGATGAGTCAAAACTGATTGATGAAAGGTTGAGAGGAAAACAGTTTTGAAATTTAAAATTGATCTGTGGATTCATATTACTTGTCAATACAGTAAGGACTGCATCAGTTTTGAGTTCCATTTTACTATCCAATAATTTTCTTCTTTGTTGATCTTCTGGTGTAGGAAAACCAAGAGCAGTGATCCAATCAAAGATAGAAATCCAATTCTTCATATTCTCATCAACCACAAATCTAATAGTCAACTCTTCATAACTCACCTCATTGCCTGGATCTTGTATGTCCACATAAGGTTGTGGTAATACAATAGTGCCGATACTAATGCCTGGGATATTGGCTGCTTGACAAAAATAGGTTACTTCTGGGAAGTTCAACAACTGAAACTTAAAACCGATAGGTGACAGATAGTTGAAATTTGAGGGGAGTGATTGCAGTGCTGACATATATCCTTTCTAGTATATTTAGTAAGGACCAAAAACAAAAAAAGGGAAGCCAGTTTCCCGACTTCCCTTTTCCTAACGATCCCTTGGTGTAGCGAAACCCAAGAGAATTACATGAGATTGTTTACTCTAACAATTCTGTAGTATACGTTAGTTCCGGCTGTGATAGCACCAGTAAAGGATGTTGATGTTCCTTGGTCTGGTCTAGCAAATGGGTTGTTAATAATACCATATCTGGTCTTAAACCCAATCTTTGGTTGGAAGGAATTTTCACCGACCGCACGAACCATTTGTAATGGAACGTATGGGCAGTAGAACATTCCAGCATCGTATGCACTGGAACCTTTGTATCCAACAACAAAGAAGTTAGCAGCAGCAGAACTGAAATATGGATCAACGTAGACTCTATATCTTCCGTTGAGTGTTCCGACAAAGGTACTTCCTGTGTCATCAATTCCTGATCCGTCCATTACTCCGGCCATAGCAAGAGCAGATGCAACGTCTGAGGATGTGAGGATGATGTTACCTTTTCCGCGACGTGTGGCCTTTGCAATAGCATTAGCTTCACGTTCAATCTGGAACATCAAACCTTTGAACTTCTCAACCGACCATCTTCCATTGGAATCTGTGTCAAGGTCAAAAATACCAGCAGTTGTAGTGTTATGTTGTGCACCACTTGCAGCTGCAAAGTAGATGTTATGAACAACTTCACGATTGATCTCAGCAAGAATTTCTTGTGAAAGGATGTTAGCCAACTCGGTTTCGGCATCAAGACCATGAATAGCCTTAAGGTCTTGAGCGAGTTCCATTGAATACTCACCCTTAAGAGCACGTGACTTAGCTGTTACTGTAACCTTATCAACTGAGAAGGCCATTTGTTGAAAGTCTTGTCCGTGTGTACCAGAAATTTGTCCGGCACTTCCAAGTCCTTCAGAATCACCAGTAGCAAGACCGGCCTCAACAGCAGTTCCACCTCCACCTTGGGCAAAAGCAGTACCAGCTGTACCAGCTGAAATTCTTGCAGGTGAAGCAGCACCAGAATGTGTAGGATCTACTTCATCATACATTTGATCAGCACCATCTTGAGAATCATATTTTGCTCTCATTGCAAAAATAAGTCCAGTTGGTCCTGTCATTGGTTGAACACCGCAAACGTCATAAGCAATAAGATTCGGCATTGTACTACGAATCATAGAAATCAACACAGGTTCAGAATTTTGCACATCACCAATGTTGTTAGTAGGAGCAGCTTCGGAAAGTACTCCAAAGTTACCCGATGCAGCCTGCTCACGCATGGCTTTTTCTTGGTTTTCCAGAAGAACAGCAGTAACTGCTTTTCTATATGGGTCTTTAATCTTAGGCATGTCCTCATGTTCTAAGACAGGCGCCCACTTCTTCTGTAGTCCTTCAGCTAGATACATTTTTTATCTCCTAAAGTGGTTGTTAAAAATTACTAATTATTATGTCTCTTCAGTCTTTCAGCATAGAAACTTACTGAAGCGTCAATTTCTTCAACGAGTTCTTCTGACTCATTGTTTTCAACTTCTTCTGTCAATGGCTGTGGTGTGTCCTCAGTCTTTGGGAAGTAGTTTTCTTTTATAACTTCAAGTTTTTCTTTATACTGTTCACTATCTTCATAGTCTACACCTTCAGAAAGTTTTTGAAGTTTTTCTTTTTCAGTATCAGCAAGTTCTTCGGATACTTCTCTCAGAGTGTCTTGTTTTTTATACTCTGCGAGTTCTTTCTT